TCTCCTTGCACAGCAACAGAGATTAACGTACCAATCTCTTTAGCTGCTGCTTCATCACCTTGAACATCTGAACCTGATGCGTCCACATTAACAACAACACTTGTATTATTGCCACCTCCAAGTTTATTATTTGGGATTATGTTACCTGATGATCTTGGAACGAATAATTCTGGGCCTTTCTCTCCTACTATTGAGGGTCTGTTAACAGGAGGTCTGCCACCATCTGCAAAACCTAAAAATCCTAATAAACCACCACCTTTTTTACCTCCTGCACCAAGAATATCCCCAAATAGTGCTTGATTAAGTGCTACATCTAAAAACTTATCAGCAACATTATTAAGAAGATCAGACAAGGTAGATGTTCCTTTGATTAATCCCTTAATACCTTCTTTAATATCCTTACCTATTGCTACGCCAACTTGTTTAAAAGCTTCCGCTACTTTATCTGTCTCAGTAAATAATTTTTTTGTAAGATCAACTCCCTCCGCTCGTAGTTTATTATGATTACCAAGCTCTACAGTGGACTGTTGAAGAATATCTTTTAAATTTTCTTGTGTTTCTTTATCTTTTCCATTTTCAACAGCACTTCTAAAATTTTCTTCAGCTTGTAGTGCTTTTAATTCTAATATTTTTTGATCTAAATCAAATTGACGTTCAAGACTAGCTATTGATTTAGCTAACTCTTTATTCATTCCTCCTTTAATTAATTTTAAAGATCGCTGGTTTATATCATCTTCTTCTTTCTTTTGCTCAACAAGAGTCTTTGATTTCGTAATAAGATTCTGAGTTTCGATATTAATTTTTTTCTTTGTTGCAAACTCCTGCTCATCAGCAACTAACTGATCTTCAATAACCTTTCTATCTCTTTTTATAAATCTTTTTCTACTACCTGTTACATTTGAACCAAAATCATCTAATGCTTTTCTTCTAGTAACTAAATCCTTTGCTTGTGTATCCCCCGTGGCTGCAAAATCCCTAACTATATTAATATTGGCAGCTTCTCTTAATTTCTTCTCTAAACCTAAGATCTTTATGACAAAATTTCCAATACCAGCAGTAAAAGCCTGTAATTTAGTAATAGCTATAGTAAACTGTGCTCCTAATAATCTAGTATTTTCACCAAATCTTTTTAATTTATCTACACCGTCTTGAGTGATACGACCACCCATAATTTTCATTGCAGCATTAAAAGCTGCTGTCTTACCTTGCGTTCTCTCTATCTGTCTAATTCGTTCTTCTTGAACTGAACCCTGTAAACCTAATGCTGTCGTTACTGCTTGAACATCTTGTGTAAATGGTCCTAAAGCTTTTCCTAATTCAGCAGTACCACTAACAAGCTGCGATATAGCTGAACCTATCTGAGTACCAACAAGAGATAATGCGAATCCAGCTTGACCTCCTAAAATTCCTCCAGCAAATCCACCAGCAGCACCTCCAGCAGCAGCTAATGGGCCTTGCCCAAATAACAAAGGAAACGCACCACCAATAGCTGCACTAGATAGAGCATCTCTTCTAATTCTTTTGTCTTGTGCTGTTCTGTTTCTTCTAAACTGTGCAAGTCTAAATCCTGGTGATTCTTCAGTTACTCTTCTCTTATCAGCAATTCTTCTTCTTCTTATCTTACGACCAGCTTCTTCTATTGCTTTGTTTTGTCTTTCTAACTCTTTTGTCTGATCTTGTAAATCTTTTAATTTTTTCTTGTTCGCATTAGATTCACGACTAAGAATTGTTATACGTTTTTCTGACGCTGCAAGAATCTGTTTTGCTGCATCTAAATCACCTCTTTTAACTGCTTTTTCGGCTCTAGTTAATCTACCTTTTATAGCAGCTAGTCTTGTGCCTTTAACATCTAATTGATTTATTCTATCTCTTGTTCTTTCAATTTTATTTAAAACATTACTTTGAGAAGTTAATTGTTTTGTTCTATCTAAACCTTCTGCTTTACCACCTGTTTTAGTACCACCTCTTTGATTTAGTTGATTTACCTTTCCACTAACTTTGTCTAAAAGTTTTGATAATTCCTGTACTTTTTTTAAGCCTTTTACATTTACTTCTATATCTGCTCTTGTTGCCACGACTTATAAAACAAAAGGTTACTTTATTTTAGCTTATCTCCTACGTTTTGCTTTTTCAAATGCTTTTTCTTGTTCTTCGTTAATTATTTGAAAATAACAACTCCAACCAATTATTTCATCTACCGTCATACCTCTTACCTCTGCCAAACTCTTTCCTAATTCCTTTGCAACACCAAATTGTAACATCATAAAATTATCTTTTTTTAACTCAGCCGTTAGTCTTTTGGGTCGATTGTATCTTCCTCACTATTAATTACAGCTAACATCAAAGATTGTAAATCACTATCTTTTACTTCATTTTTAAGAATATCTATTTCTCCAGCTTTAAATAATCTTTGACCATTTTCATCTAAAGCTTTATTTATTAGAAGTTGTAAAGCAAAACTATTTGTATCATCTTTTGATTGTCTTTGTGCTCTATCACGTTCTGCCATTGTTAATGGGCTCACATACATTTCAAAGATAGAACCATCAGATAATGTAACTTCTTTCTTTTTCGGTTCAAGGTTTGCTGCCTTTTGTAAACGCTGTAATGCTGTTAAATTACTTGCCATAAATAAATTTAATATACTGATATTCTAATGCAAAACATAAAAAAACCCCAGTTAATCTGAGGTTTGTTAAGTTATAAAAATTTAATTTATGACTTAGATAAATCAAATACAGGTGCGGAGCTTGGTCTAAAGGCAATCTCTACTAACTGTCCGTCATCTGGGTTTACGTTGAAACTTGCAGATGTAAGAATAATATCAGCTAAAATTGATCTACTCTTAGTATCATCAACGCTACCACCAGAAAGAACACGGTCAATATAGAGTTTTACCTTCGCACCAGTTTGAACACGTTGTAGAACGTCTTTTACTAATCTTGTAGCTAAGTTTGTGTCATCATCTGTTGAATAAACACTTGCAGAACCGCTACCATCAGCAAATCCAGAGATAAATGTTCTAAATGGAACAGTGCCAGTCAATGTCTGACCAATCTCAGTAACATCAATTTCTGCTCTTGTAATTTCAAAACTCCACTCTCTTACGTTTCCTACAACTTCTGGTGCTGTAAAAACAATACTTGCAAAGTTAGATCCAAAGCCTGAAGGTGCTGCGGAAGCTGTTAAAGCTGCTCCACCATTAGTTGCAGATAAAGTAAGCTCTCCAGATGCAGAGTCATAAGTTTTTACAAATTTTGCACCAGCAGCAATAGCATTTGTTGTTGTCGCTCCAGATGGATATGTAAGGGTTACTGCATCTCCAACTTGAAAACCTAACTGTGTACCAACTTGTATATTTGTTGTATCTCCACCTGATCCAGCAGGAAAGTCAGAGGCAGCGATTTGAGTTGAGCTTGTACCAGCAGGAGAATAAAATAAAGCTCCTGAAGTACCCGATAGAACTGTAGCCATTTTTAATAATTCTAAGGTTTGAACATACGGGTACTACCCGATATGTCTATAGGATAGCGTGAATCTAACTAAAGATTCAAGAAATTACTGTGGCTTGAAAATTTGTTTCTAATAATGAAACAAAGAATGGTCTATCGGTATCAAAGCTAGGGCCAGTAATCTCTCCAGTTCTTACATAAATACCACTATCAGGCTTACCAGTATTATTTATAGTCTCTAATGAAGTAAAAGCTGTATCAATAAGAGTTTGACTTCTAGCTGGCCCTTTGTCTTTTTCCGCAAAAGTTCTAACAGTAATAATCCCTCGAACATTATCTAATGAAGAAGTTAGTCCAACCTCTGTTGTAACTCCAAATTGAATATTTACATAAACAAATTCGCTGTCAGCATCAGAAGTTACATCACCAAAGTTATCAAAAAATACTGGTACGGCAGGAGATAAAGCTGCATAAGCTGTTTTGATTGGAGTTTCAAATTTTGCTCGGATTCCTTGATAATTCATTTTATTCTCTTGTATATTTTGTCATATCCTACATTCACATCTTTATTCATCGCCCCACCATTTGAATATGTTTTAAACCAATCTAAAGGTGCAGTTGCACGACCTATAAATATTCCTTTTTGTTTACCTACATCGGCATCTGTGCTGCTTACAACTTCAGATAAACCTCGATAACCTTGTCTAAGACCTTGTTGAATACCTTTAGATGTTACTTTTGGAGGTACTTTAAAAGGAGTAAATGGTGCAACATCTATTGCTTGGTTTGCGTAAGGAGCAACATTATGTACTACAAATATAGATTCGTTTAGTGATCTTAATATTTTTGCCTTTTGCCTAGACTTCAATATTTTTATTTTTAAAGGCACTGCCTCTCCTCTTGCCTTTCGTCCCTTTGCATTGAAAGTTCTAACAGGTGTATCTATCTCCCAAGAGTTGTTAAATCTACCTGTCCAAGAAGGACCAATAGTTTTTAATTTATTTACTACAGTATTAGCAGCTTGCATTGGAGCGTTAAAAGCTATATCATTTGTAACTTTATCAAAATCTTTTAAAAAAGTTTTTAAAGTTTTTGCCATTATTGTGGCCTCGCTATTACTGTGTGCAAAATAGGATTATCTCCTCTTGATGTATTTATACTAATAATTCTTGCAACCTTATTAACACCATCTTGAGCATATTGAATCCTATCTTTAACTTTTGGATAATATGTTCC